GTAAAGGACGCAGCGATGGACCCGATAAACCTCGCCAAGACCGCCCGAACCCCGCAGATTGATTTTGATTTTGCCGGCAATAAGTTCACCATTGCCGGGGAATCTTACCCCGAAGATGCTTCCGCCTTCTATGGTCTGCTACTCGAGAAGATCACCAAGCATTTTTCCGGATTAAGCGACACCGAGATCAGCTTTCGCTTTGAGCTGATCTATTTCAACAGCAGCACTGCGAAGATCGTGATGGAGTTGTTCGAAGCGCTCGAGGAAGCCGCTGCGAGCGGCAACCAGGTGACGATCACTTGGGTCTACGAGGCTGGGGACGACAACATCAAGGAATTGGGCGAAGAATTCTCCGAGGAATTGAGCGACGCTAAATTCATGCTCGAGGAAATCGCCGTTTGAGGCTGTTGTCGGCCAACTCGACCCAGGAGACGGAACGATGAGCTTCGATGTCTTCCAACGCGAGGAGGCGGTGATCGCGCAAGGGCGGGCCGTGCTGGCCGCCGGCGCAATCGCCGATCCGGCGGCGGCCGCCGCGTATGAGAAACTGCTGAGGGCTTATGAAAAGCTGTCCCGCACCACCAGGCGGTTGATCAAGCTCAGCGACCGCAATGAAGAGCAGCTCAACGCGCTCGCTCACACCTTGAACGACAAGAACGCGACCCTCGAAGCCCTGTCGGACAAGCTTTCGAAATACCTGTCGCCGCAGATTTACCGCTCGATCTTTCTCGGTCAGCACGATGATTCGTTAATCACCCGGCGCAAGAAGCTGACCGTGTTGTTCAGCGACATCAAGGATTTTACCTCGACTACCGAGGATCTCCAGCCCGAGGATCTCGCCCACCATCTCAACCTCTATTTGACCGAAATGTCGCGGATCGCGCTCGCCCATGGCGCCACTATCGACAAGTTCATCGGCGACGCGATCATGATGTTCTTTGGCGATCCCGAAAGCCGGGGCGTCAAGGAGGATGCCCAAGCCTGCGTCATGATGGCGATCGCGATGCAGCGCTTCGCCCGCAATCTTCGGTCCCAAATGGCTGACAATGGCTTCGAGCGGCCGTTCCAGACCCGGATAGGCATCAATACCGGCTATTGCAATGTCGGGAATTTCGGCAGTTCCGACCGCATGGACTATACGATCGTCGGCGGCGAGGTAAACTTGGCTGCCCGGCTGCAGACCCAATGTGATCCGGACGGCATCCTGGTCTCCTATGAAACCTATGTCCTGGTCAGGGACATGGTGGATTTCGAGGAACGGGAGGCGGTTGAGTTGAAAGGCATCCGGAACAAGGTCAGGTCCTTCTCGGTGCTCTCCGAACGCTCCAGCCTCGACCAGTCCAAGCAATTTTACTACGACCAAGACGGCCTAAAACTCTCGTTGGATTTGAGCAAGATGGGCGGCCGCGCGCGGGCCGAGGCGCTGCGTAGCCTAGAGAGCATCGTCGACCGGCTGCGCGATCTTCCCGAACCCACAACAGGCGCCGCCGCCAAACCCCCTGCTGCGGGCTCCGTGATGGCGAGCGGAGACGGAAAGGCCGGCCCCGGGCGCGAAAGCGGCAGCGAGCAAGCCGAATTAGAGCAGATATCCGTGTGAGGAGCGCCGCTAACGGCTCGTCACGGCGAAGCTGGCGGCGGTGCGCGACGGCCGGATCCGGCGGCTGATCGTCTGCCTGCCGCCCCGCCACCTGAAGTCGCTCCTGGCCTCGGTCGCCTTTCCGGCCTGGTGTCTGGGCCACGAGCGGAGCGCGCAGATCCTCTGCGTCAGCTGCGCGCAGGACCTTGCCGACAAATTCTCGCGCGATTGCCGGCGGATCGTCGCCAGCGACTGGTATTTCCGGCTCTTCCCGACCCGCCTCTCGCCGCGGCATCAGGCGGTGCCGGAGTTCGAGACGACCGCGCAGGGCTGCCGGGTCGCCACCTCGGTCGGCGGCGTGCTGACCGGGCGCGGCGCCGACCTCATCATCATCGACGATCCCTTGAAGCCCGAGGAGGCTCTGTCGCAAGCGCACCGGCAAGGCGCCAACGAGTGGTTCGACCACACCCTCTACAGCCGCCTCAACGACAAGCAGACGGCCGCGATCGTGCTGATCATGCACCGGCTGCACGAGGACGATTTGGTCGGCCATGTGCTCGCGCAGGAAGAGTGGGAGGTCGTGCGGTTGCCGGCGATTGCCGAGGATGACGAGCGGCTCCTCTTCGACACCGCATTGGGGCCCGATCGCTTCACCCGGCGGCGCGGCGAGGCGCTGCACCCCGCGCGCGAGCCCTCGGCGATGCTCGAAGAGATCCGCCGCACGATCGGCGAATATAATTTCGCCGGGCAATACCAGCAGATGCCGGCGCCGTTGGGCGGCGGGCTCATCAAGGCGGCTTGGTTCAGAAGCTATGCGCCGAACGAACGGCCGGACGGGTTCGACCGCATCGTGCAAAGCTGGGACACCGCCAACAAGGCGACCGAGCTCAGCGATTTCAGCGTGTGCACGAGCTGGGGGTTGAAGGGCAAGGACCTCTATCTCCTGCATGTGCTGCGCCGGCGCATGGAATATCCCGAGCTGAAGCGCACCGTGCGCGCGCAGTGCGAGGCCTTCGCGGCGGGGGTCGTCCTGATCGAGGACAAGGCCTCGGGCACCCAGCTGATCCAGGAGCTGATCGAAGAAGGCCTCCACGCGGTCGCCCGCTACCAGCCGCGTCAGGACAAGATCATGCGCCTGCACGCCCAGACCGCGATGATCGAGAACGGCTTTGTCCACCTGCCGAAGGAGGCGGGCTGGCTCGCCGAATACCTGCACGAGCTGACGGTCTTCCCCAACGGCAAGCACGACGACCAGGTCGATTCGACCGCCCAGATGCTCGACTGGTTCAAAGCGGCCGGCCGTGCGCCGGGCGGCTTATACCGGTATTACCAGACCCTCGCCGACCAGCCGCAGACCGCGCGGCCGGAGCCATTGTCGACGACAGCGAAGAGGTTGGGCATCCTCCGGTGGTGACTCAGGCGACCACAGGGTCGGGGCGGATGAGGGCTTACCACCCACCGGCGACCCTGGATGCGTGGGTGCAGAACTTAAGACACGGAAACAGCCTCTCGAAAACGAGGGTTTTTGAGAGGGACAGGCGGTTGAGCTCCGCCCCCTTAAGCAAATCGGGCTGGCTTTCCAGAATGCTACTCCCGCCCGACAACCGCGACGGTTTAGCCGGCCTGGTCGTGAAGCGGAGCCGGTCCGCTTTATCCCGAGGGGCAGGCAAGTTATCGATTATGATGCAAAGGACGACAAATTGGAGGATCCGATGAAGCCGTGTCTTCAGGCCTACACCGCCTTGGCGTTGCTTCTCATCGCGCCCACTACGACGGTTGCTTGTGGTTTCGGAACTCCTTGTGGTGTCGGGATGGGCCGAAATAGCTATGGTAGCGGCCGTACCTCTTCGCCAAACAGTTCGGAAAGCTCTGGCGGTGGGACGCAATCGAGCAGCGATAGCAGAGGGAGCAGCTATCGTGGCCCCAGTAATACGCAACTTGCGAACGCGGACAACTCGACCGGTCTCGACCTTCTGAACCGCGGACAGCCGCAACAAGCAGAATCATACTTTTGAGCGGCTATTTCTCGGAATCCCACCTGGCATGGATATTATAACAATCTCGGCGTCGCTCTTTACCGACAGAGTAGATACAACGACGCACTTCAGGCGTATTACCACACTTGGGTATTAGATTCTTACGACTGGCTCGCGGTCCAAAACATTGCTCTCGTTTATTACACCACCGGCCAATATGACGAGGAGATTCACTACCTTCGGACTGCGGCGGAGATGGGGTGTAGCTCTTGCGAAAGTGACGCCGCCAAGCTTAAGCAATCTCTTCGCGAGGTTGGAGAGACGCAAAGGAGACAAGCTGAACTGGCTGCGGAGGAACAGAGGCGGCAGGCCGAAGCTGGCAAGCAGCAAGCGCAAGCGGAGCGCGCTCGAAGGCTTGCAAGGGATGCAGAGCAGCAGGCACGGGAGGCGTGGGGGAGAGGCGACTTTG